CCGGAACGGGAACAACTACCAGCCCATGCCGGGGGATGAGCCGCTCGGGAAGTACCTCTACATGCACAAGCTCGGGGACAACATCCCGACCGACTTCTGGGAAGGCGTACCCGAGACGATGATCGCCTGAATGGGGGTGCCGCTTGGCGACGCCGACTCAAGCCGAGATAGAAACACAGCTAAAGGATCTCGCCCGCATCTGGGATGAGTCTCGGCTGTTCGGGCATGCCAACACGCCGAACTTCATCGGGATGCAGGACACCCACGCGCAGGCCATTGAGGGCGACTGGTCCAGCCGCGCGGTCGCTTCCGTGGCCGATGCTCGCGCCGCGATCGCGTCAACCACCGATGCGGCCCGTATCCGCTCCTACCTCGACGACGTGATCCGGGAGATGGGAAAGTTCCGATCGTGGCCCGAGCGTGACCCCGAGGACATCCTTGATCGCTGGTACGACCAGATGATTACGGATACCGAGCGGGTCACGGAGCGCAACTTCACTTTCGGCTCGGTCGCTCTCGGCGGCTCCAACGTCGGCAACGGAACGGTCTACCGGCTCACGGCGGACAAGAACGACCTGGACATTGAGAACACCTACGCTCAAGTCGTGACGCTGGAGTGTCTACAGGATGAGCATTCCGGTGGTCGGACAGCAGGCGAGGAGTCGTTTGAGATCCGAGGGCAGGACCGGGAGCTCGATGACATCCTCGTATCTGGGTCCGGGAACTCCGGCAACGTCAAGTCGCTCTCCGGGGCCGACTCGAAATCGCTGCTCAAGAACCCGTCATTCGGGTCGATCTCCGGTAGCGCGGGAGCGGTGACGGCATTCACCGGCTGGACGCCGACGACGCTCATCGGCAACTTCGACGTAGACACGACGAACTTCTATCGGACGTATCAGGGCGAGGGCACGGCACAGTCGATGAAGTTGTCGGCGAACGACTCGCTCTACCAGGATCTCTCCGAGAAGAAGGTCACCGTCTCGCCGCTCGTCCCGCACATCCTGCTCATCCGCTGGAACGGCACCGTGGGGTCGGCAGTCGGCGGGACGATCACGCTCACGCTAGGCTCGCAGACGGCGACGGTGTCGGTGGCGCAGTCCGGTTGGCAAAACCTCCTGATCCCGATGGACAAGGAGTCGTGGTACGACACCTGGAAGCAGGCGGCCCCGCAAGTCAAGATCGGATGGGGAACGCGGACCTCCGGCTACCTTCTCTTCGATGACATCATCTTCGCGCCGATGTTCGAGTTTGACGGGCTGTGGTACGCGGTCGTCGGCGGGAACACGCAATGGCAGCGAAACGACTCGGCGAGCTTCACGGACACGGAAGCCGGGGCCATCATCCAGACGATGCTCTGGCGTGGTTACAACAAGCGACTGCCGCCGGGAACGGGCGGGGCGATCACTCTCGCGGACCCGACGTAGGAGGCTGACATGGGCCACAAGCTGAACGGCTTCAAAAACGGGTCGATCGGGTGTCTTGACGTGGAGAACGGCTATGCCGCGTCGCGTCTCGGCATCCGGTTCTCGGCATCTCACCAGACACCGACGACGCTCGCAACGGGTCAGACCTCGTGGGTAGTGACCACGCCGACATTCGGCATCTACCAGACATCGAAGGCGACGCGGGTCGTCCTGACGCGCATGACGCTCGTGCAGGAAGGCACGGTCGCGGGCGGGGAGGTTTTCGGGCGCATCGCAATCGACTCCGCGAACCGTGGTTCGGCGGGGACGGCGGTCGTGCCGCAGTGCATGAGCAGCGAGTTCTCCACGACCGCAAACGCGACCTTCGCATTCAACCCGACCGCGAGCGCGGCGGGCGCGGGGACGCGGTACATCCGGACGTTCTCGGCCGAGCACAACGTAAGCAACATCACGGAGATCGACTTCGGGGACGGCCTCATCATCGGGGCCACGGGGTCGATCCTCGTCTACACTTGGGCGACGACGACCGGCCCGAGTTGGTCGTTCTCGTTCGAGTGGATCGAGGAGGACATCTGATCCGATGGCGCTGGCGGACGAAGTCCAGAGCAGGTATCCGACGCAGTATCTTGCGAACCTTACGAACAAGGACTCCGCGTCCGCCAGCACCGTCAATACGACCTACCTCACCACCGTATCCTCTGACGTAGAGGGGATGTTCGAGCGGTACGCTCAGAGCGAACTCGACCTGACCGACGAGGCTCACGTCGCGGTAGCTGTCAAGGGCGTGGAGGCGTGGCTCAAGCGGTACACGGGGCAACCCGAGAAGAGTGCCGAGCAGAAATTCATCGACGATTGCCTGCAACTCGCCCGGACCGGACCACGCGCCCGGATGCTGCCGAAGACCAGGTCCATCCTCACCCCGTCCTCCGAGCAGATCACCACGGAGCCTGTCCGCCCCGACTTCGATCGCAAGGTATTCGACGACCTCATTCCGGGATCACCGGCCACCACCGACGACCGCGAGGATTAGGGCCGTGGTCGCGGAGATCACAATCCGCTCCGGCGACGAGGATATCGTTGCGCGGATCGAGGAACTTCTCGAAGACCCGAAGGGCCTGCTCAACGTCCTCGGTGCGTACTTCGTTCAGCAGGCGCAGGACTCGTTCCGGCAGAGTCGACTCGACGAGTTCCAGTGGGCCGAGCAGTACCCGAGCCAGGAAGAGCCGTTCGTCCACATTGCAGGGCTTGTCTCGGATGCCAACAAACCCGGGCGGGCGATTGCCGATCGCCGGTTCTCGCGGGGGCATCCGCTAGTCGATACCGGAATCCTCCGGCTGACGCTGTCGGACGAGAAGAAGGCAGTCGGGACCGAAGGAAAGCACACTGTCACCGTGGGCGTCGCGCCCTTCGTGGACTACGCCGACAACGTCTTCTTCGGCGGTACTTCCGAGATGCCGATCACGGAGGGCGCGAAAGACAAGATCCGCGACTTCATCGAGTCGCCGGAGGGCGAACCGTACTTTCTGAAACTCGCGTGGCTCACGGGCGAGACGGACACGCTTGAGACTCAGGTCAACCCCCGTCCGTTCTTCGGGATCACGGCAGAGGCACGAAAGGACGTGCCGGAAATCGTAGAGGAGTGGGTGGTCGAAAATGTCCGCGCCTGACTCATCCAAAGTCCAGCCGATCAAGGGGGAGCTGATCCTGACTCCTACGGATCTGACGGCGGCCTTCCCCTACGGCGGGACACAGATCGGCAGCGTCCGGGACCACGTCTTCCACGCTGGCCCGCAATATCGGGGCATCCACGCGGAGGAGTTAGGCGTGGAGGTGGAACACATCCTGACGGGCGAACCGACCATATTCGCCTGCGTGCTGCGCGACTACGACGACGATGCTCTCGCGAAAGTGTGGCCGCAGACCACGGCACCCACGGGGGCGACGGCGAGCGCGGGCGTCCTGATCGAGTCCGCGCCGGGGATCGCGGGAAAGAAACGGCCCGGTCAGGTGATGAGTGACTTCGAGGTCAAACTGCTGTTCGCCCCAAAGGCCACGGAGACTCACTACCACATCCTCATCTACCGGGCCATTCCGCTTATCGAGGAGTCGGCGCAGATCGAGTTCGGCCCGAACGTCGAGCCGGGGTTGGCCGTCATGTGGAAGGCGATCCCCCACAAGACGAAGGGGACGTGGCAGCAAGCACGAAAGGAGCGGCTGACGCTGTGACCGACCTTCGCCCTGAGACGCTGGAGGATGACCTGTACGCGCACCTGGCGTCCGGGGGCGTGGTTACCCTCACGGAGCGCGAAGGGCTGTCAGGCGACGCTAGAGCGGCCTTGACGGTCGCAGGAGCGCGCCTGATCGAAGACCGGGCGGATCTGATGGCTATCAAAGTGGCGCTTGCCCTGATGAACCCGGGGGCGTTCATGGCGGTGGCGGACGGCGCGGAAGTGGAGGATTTGATCGTGCGGGACCGTCTGACAAAGGCGGTGAGAGCGGCGGCGGGGGCGGCATGAACTCGTGGCAATGCCTGAAGCAGATCAAGTCCCTGCTCGTCGCTCAGACGTGGACGGGGAGCGCGACGGCGGTATTTCCAAGCGGGTCGGTCATCATCACGCAAGCCCCGCCGAGAACGGGCATTCACCTGAACCGGATGCCCTACGCCTTCATCGGCCTGGGATCGGGATCGTCGGACCCGGTCCACGACGAGTTGCCCGACAAGCTGCGGACAGACGTGATAGTGGCTCTTTCCGCGATGATCCCCGGCGACCCCTACGGCGAAGCTGCCCTGATCGGCCGGAACATCCAGTCAACCACGGACTCGCGAGGGCGCGGGATACTGGAACTGGAGGAGGAACTCTTCAACGCCGTGGAACTCCTGAACGAGATCGACGGCGTCGTGATCCAGTTCCGCGCGATGGGGTCGCCCGCGCCGGAATACGACGAGACTCACGGCTACATCGTCAAGCGGGCCTACCGCTTCGAGATGGACTGCACGGCGTCGCGGCAGTATTCCGAGGCGTCGAAGTTCGCGGCGA